ACTAAAGACGACACCAATTCTTTCCAGTTAGGATTGATTGGAACTGGGGTCGCTCTGTAGTTGAACATGTCTGAACGCTTTGAGTATTCTTTCTGCTGTATCAAATCTTAAGTCCATCCCATTTATTGCACGATAGTATGTACTAGTAGGCACACCTGCAACAATGAACATATCTTTAAGACGTACATCATTCTCAGAAGCTATATCTTGTAGCTGATTTATATACTTGCACAACACCATATAAAATTAGTACTGCATATATGCTACATGATCAAGTATTATTTATCGTCGGCATTCCATTCTTTTAATAATGTGGCACATGCAAACGCATGTGATGTGCCGTACTCTTTGCTGATAGCATTGAGTGCTTGTTGATTTGTCATGCCGTCGTTGGTTAGGTATGCACCAAACTTCTCTTCGACTTCGATGCATTGATCTTTGTATCTACTCATAGCTACACTCCTTTATCTTATCTGTTACACCATAATGTTCTAGCATAGGTTGCTCTTGCCACGTATGCCATTCCTTTTTCGTTTGCTCTACAAAGCTTGGCTTGTGCAATGACGTTGCAATTTCACACACTGCGTTAGCTATGTTGACTGCATCACACTCTTTGTCACATGACATGCCAATGAGTGAGCATAGATATTGTTGATATGAATCTACCATTGTGTTCTCCTTTGTTGTTGTGATTAAGTGTCTACACATCAAGCTTCTTGCTGACAGGAAGCAACGCCCGTTGATCTTTCCGATGTTAATTCACCATGACATACCTTAGACCCGATTGAACCAGTGGTACACCTTGAGTGTGTAGACTTTCCCTGCAGGGAATTATGTTAGTACAGCTACATCTTGTACTCCGATGCCATCCCACCTGCTAGTCTGTATAGCTTTGGATACCTCACTGTGACGTAGTATCTCTGCTCTGTGTGGATGTGCTGCATCTTGTGTATGTGATGACCAGTAAGTCATAGCATTATACAATGCCCATTTGTTTTGACCTAGCTTAGTTGTCTCATTGCGATACAAACCCATTAGCTTTTCTAATTTAGTTTCATTGACCTTGACCATAGTAGTGTTTGAACTACGCTTGCATATGGTAGCCTTGAGGAATGTCTCAGCTTCTAGCATACTTACAGGTTGAGTGGCATACTTCTGCCAGATACACTCACTGTCAAAGAACCCGGTGATAGCACGATCAATCTTACCTTGCGTACCTATCAAGCTGAAGCCTGATGTATGCTTGTTACGATCGAATGATAATGCTTTTGGACTAGCACATCCATTGCTACACCATAGTCTGTAACCCTCGGCTTTGATCATGATTGACCAAGCACCATCGTATGAGTTGGTATAGTCTACGTGGAACTTGATATAGTCACCAACTTGAGGCTCAATAACTAGGTCATTGAATGCTATAGTACCACGTAACTTTGCACCATTCTCATATACTCTTTGAGTATGAGTGAAGTCACGAGTGACTCTGTTACTGTTACGTGCAGCTTGTTCCATCTTGTCAACGACCTCACCATGCCTTATCATTTGGTATGCACCACCATGTGTACCAAGTACTGCACCAGTATCAGTACGAACGATAGCTTGTTGCATCTTCTTGGGTACTGGATGCTCGATTGCTTTCCATCCATCTTGAATCTCACGTACTGCTACGAGAGGTACGACTTCTACTGGGAAATCATAAGGTGCTAAGTGTGTTGTTATTCCATCCATTTTTATCTCCTATATTAAATGGTTTGATTGTTTATTTTATAGAGTTTGACTAATTTCAACAGCATAATATTTCCTTTTGGCGTTGTGTATAGAGCATGGATAAACCACCATGATATACCAAAAGCAAAAAACATTTTGCTCCTTTCCTTATGTAAATGCTAATAGTGAGAATACCAATGTTGCAAAACCTAGCAACACAAACAGTATGTATATAGTATATATTAAGAAAAAGTTATCCATTGTGATTCTCCATTGTTGATATAAAAAAAGGGAGCCGAAGCTCCCTATAACTTAAGCAACCTTGTTTAAGGATGCTTGAAAGTTATTAATTGCTTTGTTGTTATCAGATTTAGATTGCATTGCGTTTGCTTTACGTAATGCTTTCGGTACATAATCTTCTTGGCAAGATGTTTTAAGAACATCTTTGAAGAAGTTCATGACCTGCTGATGCATCTCAGCTTCTGCAAGACAAGTGGCTTGTTGGTCAAGCTTGTTGGTAAAGCCGTACTCGTCGAAGTGTGGAGAACCAATGGTCTCACCGACTTTACCCATAACAAGCTGAACCTTGCCACTTTTGATTTCTTCCCAAGTATCACCTGCTGAAGTAGAAAGCATCTCTTCTGCTTGTGCATGGTAGTTACTAGCGTCTTTATGTTTTGTTGAGATTACCCATTGTAGTTGATCTAGTATTGAGAGTAGTGAGTATCTCTTTGCGTACTTTGCATTTGGTCTTGTAGAGTCTTCATAATTCGCATCGAATTCTTTACTAAAGTTTTTTACTAAGTTCTTCATCTTAAGTCTCCTTTGTTTTAGACTGCCACCATGGCAATCTTTATGACATTATGACGATCACGGCTTTCTGCCTACTTAGGTAAGTCGACTCCACTTTCACTTGAGAAGTGTCGACTTATACTTACAAGGGCGAGGAACTCGCAACGTTTACCCTTGTAAGTACATAAAGTTGTGATAGACATAAAATGGAGTTGATTGCACTGGTGCTAAACAAAGGTGACGGGAAGAACGTAAACAACTTTAGTAAGGCATTGATTTATCAATGGACTCGTCACAAGAGCAAATGCTAAGTGCAAGCAAAGAGAGTGTTGTGAATGAGTTGTGCATGAGTGAGAATAAACTGAGCATTTGTGCATTGACAATAGTTCTTGTAGCGTGGTTAAAAGGGGGGATTACAGGGGGGTTTCTCGATGCTACAAGAACGTAAATTGACTAAGAAACAGACATTGCTAGTGGATACACTCGTAGCAAATGGTTGTAGTATCAAAGAAGCTAGCCTGCAGGCAGGATATGCACAGGGTGAAAGTGGTAGAGTGACGGCTAGCAAGACTTTGAGACTGCCCCATGTGCAACAGTATATGATGTCTAGGATAACAGAGACTATAGGATTGAGTGCTACGATAGCTAGTCAAAGGGTACTAGCATTGGCTAAGGGAGCCAAGTCTGAGTACGTACAGCTAGAAGCTAGTAAAGACATTCTTGACAGGGCAGGCTTTAAGGCTCCTGATAAGCAAATGCATCTCCACGCAGGGGAGATTCGTGTTTCCATAGACCTAGGTGAGGGGTAGGGGGGTAAAAACTGCGACACCCCACCATGGCAGGGGACTACAACAAACATTATTTGCTCAAAAGGTTCGTTTGTGCATTGAGCCATCAAACAACATAAGTGATAACTAAACTATGGCAACACCGGCATGGACAAGAAAAGCAGGCAAGAATCCCAAGGGTGGATTAAACGCAAAGGGTCGTGCGTCTTATAAGAAAGGCACATTGAAAGCACCTGTTAAGAGTGGAGACAATCCAAGGCGTGCATCTTTTTTAGCGAGGATGGCAGGCAACAAAGGTCCTGATAGAGATTCCAAAGGTAAACCTACAAGGAAGTTATTATCCCTCAGAGCATGGGGTGCATCGAGTTCGGCTGATGCGAGAGCAAAGGCTAGGGCAATATCTAAACGAAACAAATCAAAGAAGGGATAACATTATGCCAATGGGTAAAGGAACATATGGAAAGACTAAAGGCAGACCACCTGCTAAGAAGATGACTGGTAAGCAGAAGACATTGCCTGCTTCTTTACAGAAAAAGATAATGGCATCAAAGAAGAAAAAGTAAGGAGTTTATTATGGTAGCCATGGACACAGCTATTGCTGAAAGAAAAAAGAAAACTAAAAAATTAAGTTTATTAAATACACCTCTCAAATCAATAAATGCTTACTTAGCGAACAAGCGTGCAACTAAAAAAGAAGCTGAAGATATTAACAAGATGATAATGAAAGTAGATGATTTTGAACTTGACGGACTAGAAAGAAAAAGAAAGCAGGAGTTAAGGTCTGTAATGATAAGAGCTAAAAGAAAGATAGCTTTAGACAAAGAGAAGAAGTAATGGCTGTTAATGCTGCAGGTAATTACACTAAGCCTACTATGAGGAAAGCTATCTTCCGTAGGATCAAGGCAGGTGGCAAGGGTGGTAAACCCGGGCAATGGTCTGCACGAAAAGCACAGATGCTTGCCAAACAATATAAATCAAAAGGTGGGGGTTATACTTCCTGATGGACTGGATAACAGCAGACCTAGTCACAGTCTTGCATGAGATGTCTTGGTTTGATGGAATCAGTTATATTTTTTTAGGTTTAGGTGTTTATGCAACTGTTAAATGGATTAATAACAAATGGCGTTAAAGAAAACACAGAGGTCACTGCGTGCTTGGACTAAACAAAAATGGCGAACCAAAAGTGGTAAACCTAGTACACAAGGGAGTAAAGCAACAGGCGAACGTTATCTACCTGAGAAAGCAATTAAAGCTTTATCGGACTCTGAATACAAAGCCACTACGGCTGCTAAACGCAGAGCAGTTAGAAGAAATAAACAAGTATCTAAACAGCCCAAAAAGATTGCAAGCAAAACGAGAAGCTTTCGCTCTTACACATAGGATGGACAATGATTAATATTTACTTTGAAACTTTTAGATTTTTTAATAAGATAAGCAATTATTTTTATAACAAGTACTGCCGTTGTTTGCAGAAGAAACAGATTGATAATATAACACGAGTTGTTAAATGAGACTTCATAAGATTAACAAAGAAGACAGAGACATACTTCGTATTGTAGTTAAGCAAGTACACTTTAAACATTATCCCGAACAGTTCTGTACTGATTATGAAGCAGACAAAATGATTGCAGCAATAGCACCTGATGTTATTGAAAGACTAACCAAAGTCGGCAAGGATATGAGAGTTGACCAACTTTAAATACAAACCTGATGGAGAAGTATGTAAGTCTTTTTTAAAGGATGAAACTTTCTTCAGAGGATTAAGAGGGCCAGTTGGCTCAGGTAAATCAGTGGCTTGCTGTGTAGAAGTATTCAGACGAGCCTTAATGCAGGAGAAATCACCAGATGGCAAACGCAAAAGTAGGTGGGCGATTATCAGAAACACCAATCCTCAGCTTCGTACTACCACGATTAAAACTTGGTTGGACTGGTTTCCGGAAGACGATTGGGGTAGGTTCTCTTGGTCAGTTCCATATACGCACAAAATATCCAAGAGTGATCTGGAGTTGGAGGTTATATTCCTTGCACTCGACAGACCTGAAGACGTTAAGAAACTCCTCTCGTTAGAACTAACTGGCATATGGATTAACGAGGCTAGGGAAATACCTAAGTCAATTATTGATGCATGTACTATGCGTGTTGGTAGATACCCATCTATGAGAGACGGAGGGCCAACTTGGACTGGCGTTATTGCAGATACGAACGCACCCGAAGAAGATCACTGGTGGCCAATCATGGCAGGCGAAGTTCCTATACCTGATCACATTAGTTCTGAAGAATCTAGGATGCTTGTTAAGCCTGACAACTGGAAGTTCTATACTCAACCCTCAGCTATGTTAGAAGATAAAGATGAAGAGGGATTGATAGTAAAGTATAATCCTAATCCTGTAGCTGAAAACAAAAAACATATGATGGGCAGTTACTATCCTAACTTGATACAAGGTAAGACTAAGAGTTGGATAGATGTATATGTAATGAACAGACTAGGTCATATCCAAGATGGTAAGCCTGTGTATAATATGTTTAGAACAGATGTTCATGTTGCAAACGAAGAAATACCCGTCGCAGATGG